AATATTGCCCTCTAGTTAATGCGTCTGTTGATTTCAAAAGTAGCGACTTCGAGTTTGGATACCAAACGTCCGGTTTCCTTCAGTTCGCTTGGTAAGTCGTTAACTCGGTTTTGATTCATTCTCAAGTTCACAGACTGAGAAACACATTCAAGATTGGATAACTTGCAGTTCAACTTATCTCCATCAATAAAGCGCAAGATCATCCCCTTGGGGACAGGACCATGCCCTTGCTCCCAAATGACATAGTGTTTAGGGCGATAGCGAGTCTTCGCACCGGTATACGGGTTCTGTTCCGCTACGTTGATAAGAATGTATCCATCTTTTGAACAAATACGTTCATGGCCAACAGGCTTTTTGTTGTGTGGTACCTGACCTGATTGAAAGCTTCCTGTGTTTGGTTTACACACACCTTTGGTACCTGTATTCCATGGCAACTCACCTTTTTCAAAACAACCCGTTCGGCCAGTTAACCAGCCATAACGCTTGCAGTATGCAGAGATGGCTTTCTGAGTCTGTTCAAGACCGAATCTAGAGTTGAACTGTTCAGTAAGTTCTTTCCGAGGAAGAAATGCATGGTCCTTTAAAAAAGCCTTCTGCTCTTCCGTGTATTGATGGCAGACTCCTTTAGGCATGTCGCTTGTCCTCCATCATCGGAACCTTATACTTTCCTGCGTACTCGGCTTTAAACTTCGCCCCTTCGAGAACAAGCTGAGCATTGTTGACGATTTGTTGAGATACAGCAGTGATGGCTTTTGAACGAGCAACTTCCATCTCCAGTTCCGGGCCTTTTAAGGATTCATCACCCAAACGTTCAATTTGAGCAAACAAATGGTCATTCAAATCCGTTAATTGATTCTTCATGTGCTTTACCTTCTACGGTTTCTACAACTTGTACTAACAATGGTGATTCAGCACTCGAACAGTGACATCGAGGTGCAGAGAGGAAATGCCTAGCTTTTCAGCCAAGCGCTTACGATTGCCGGCATCGAGATTGATGGCACTGGCCAGCGTCTCGAACTTATTCTCATGGCTACTCATATCGTGCTTTTTACCGTTGATATAAGGTTGATCAAGTCCTGCCTCTTCATAGACTTCAACGATCATTTTCGCGACATGGTTTAGGGGTTTTTGCTTAGATTTAGGCATCTTTCTTTACCTCTTGGCTGAGTTGTTCAAACTCTTCTTCGTTACAAATTAGGAAGCCCCCAAATCCCGTCTCACGGTGAAGCACTCCCTCGGCGATGATGCGACCTTCCAACACGTCACAAGCATGTTCGACCGCATCGTTAAAGCTTGGAAAAGAACCAAGCTGCATGTTCACGACTTCTTTGGTTTTCGTGCTCAAGGCCAAAGAGCCGTTTTCATTCAAATAAGCTGCGATGTAGTTCACTCAAATGTCGCTCCAGACTGCTTTACCTGAGATTTGCAAATAGCCATACAATCTCCATTTCCAAGATGACGAACAAATGCGTGGTAAACCGTTTTGGTAAGCGGTGACGAAACATGTGGTGTCAGTGGTAATAACGCTTCAGCTACACAACCGAATGTATCAAGGTCAATACCAAACTTATCCATAAGCGGTGTATCAAAATCCTCGTCGTCATTGATGATTTCATCAGTCTGTTCTTCGCTTAAACCCAATGCCGCACCGGCTAGTTGCTGAATGTCAAATAAGTCCATAGTTAACTCCTTACTGATTAGTTTCTTTCTCACGAACATCGTCTGCTTTAAAGTGCTGCTTTAACCCTGATTGAACATAAGTAATCAACTTGGTCAGATACTCGTATTTATGATTCGGTTTAGAAGGAACTTCCCACCACCATTCGAAACCAATAACCTTTCTCAACAGCGGCTCATACGTTGAACACGTCAGCCGAGACTCAAAGTCATCTGGTATTTCATCGAATAACTCTCTGGCTTCACTCTTCCCCATCTCATTGTCCCTACGAAGCTTCAGAACCTTCCGTTTGACGACCTCTGCAAATTTCTCAAAGTCATCAATTTCACAACTGATGCTTGATAGACGCCCTGCCAAATAATGTTCGTCGCAATCAACAAAAAACTGTTCAACTCGCCGCCCTCCCATAGCTGTCCATTTACTCGACCAAGCCTCACCAAAACATTCAATGGTGATTCCACCTTTCCCAGGAGCATAGTTTTCGAGATGCACTGTCACTGGGTCGAAATTTTCAATCTCCGTAATTAACAACGTTGTACTTTCAACCGACTCAATTTTCATGAACCCTCCTTACTGGTTAGTTTCTTTCTCACGAACGTCGTCTGGAATGGTTGGGAACAGGCCGAACTCGCGCAGGTTCTCAACGCCCAGAGCGACAAAATTAGCAACGCGCTTACCGTTAATGGATTTCTCGTGGCCATCTTTCAGCACCACTTTGGCTTCCTTGAGCTGCTTCTTCAGAATGCGATCGCTCTTCACAGGTAAGCTATCAAACTTGGCTTTCAATGCGGGGCTTTGGCTGATGTGCTGCATGATGTGGCTAGTACGAACCAGCAAGCACAGCTCGCCCTCAATCCAATCGAACGAAAACGGGTGGCGGAAATGCCCTGCATCCATCTCGCCCAGGATAAGTTCCATAATCCACACCCACGGCTCGCGCTCTGCTTCCGTTTCGCGAATATGCGCATTCATCTCTGTCACCAAATCTTGAATAAAGTGACCATAGTTACTCGCTGCACCGGTGAATTCGCAGAGCAAACGCCACGTCAGCATCAAACAGGCATAGTTATCACGCATACGGTTCGCGCCGTTATCGTCCGGCTTAGCCATACAACGCTTCGAAAGGTAATCAACACACTCGCGATAGGCGCGCTTCATTTGCGGTCGAGTGTAAGAAGTCAGGTACAGGATCCAGTTTTTAACGGGGAAGCGAGGCAACTCATCAGGAATCATGTCGCCCTTACGGCCAGTCAAGTCAGAGCGCACCAGCTTGCCAAGTAATGATTGCACCGGCACGTCTTCACCCGCCAACAGCACCGGCGCAATACTCAAGAATTCGGTCATATCCGTACCGCGGCGAGTAATAGTGTATTGGTAGCTCTCTTGCAGCATGGCCACGGCTTTATCAATCACGCCTTGCCCCTGAGCGGAGAGCTCTTCCCAACCGACAGGATGAGAGGTGTGCGATATCGATGTCAGCAAACGGAACTCAGTTTTCAAGCTCTGGCCAGAAAACATGGTGAATGCCAACGTGCGCTCGAGCGACTTAACCAGTGTCGATTTACCCGCACCTTTCCCAGCATTCAGCATGTAATGAGGCCAAAAGCCTAAATAAGTTTTGATGTGCGCACCCAAGCCCCAAACCAACAGCATCAAGGCTGCGTTGTTTTTGAAAGTGGCGTGATACGCTTCAATCACACGCAATCCCTGCTCCGGAGAACCAGATGGGAACTGCAAATTGTGGTATGGGCACTGCTGCGTTGGGTCAGTAAAGAACGAGTCCGGCCCTTCGTTTAAAATCGCTTGGCCGTTGTGCCAGGCAAGCCCAACGAAATTGACCGCGTTGCGCTCGCCAAGGTGGGTGGCGCGCTCGAGTATCGAGATCATTCGGGTGAACTTGCTCGGGTTGAAAATCCCGCCGCCGACCCGACGCCAAACATCGATGTTGTAAAGCTGCTCACGTCTGAGCACAAAACGGGTTAGCTCCGTCGGTGAATCGGGCGTTTGAATCGTGGCTGAGTATACTTTCGTCGGCTGCAAATCGGGTTCGCCTGTCATGGCTGAATTCGCCGATGAAATCGTCACTTTCGATAAGCCAGCAATGCGGAACGAGCACACATCCTGTGGGATCTTCTGCTCACCTTCTTCATTGGTCACGATTTTCAAATAACTGGTAAAGTCGGGCTTCACTCGAAACAGCCAGTACAGTGATTGATCATGATGTGGCAGCGGCAAGCGCTTAAACTGGGCGTTCTCAAACTCCCCTTCTTGCCCCGCAATAAGCCAAGGCTCAAAGTAATCCAGCGCATACTTGGTCATTTGCGTACCGTGTTTACGCAGATAGTCGTTAAGGTCGTTGATCTCGTCCCATTTGCCACCGGATTGATCAACAAGATAACAAGGAATGTTCAGCGCCGTGCATCGCTCGTGCACAATCCACGCGGCCTCTGGCCCTGGTCTGTGGCCTTTTCTTGGCCCTTCCGCAATCGGCTGGTCATTGTCAAAACAACAAACCACGCGCTTGCCAGATAGGAATCGCCAGTCGATTTCGTCGACCGCAAGGCCACGAGTCGCAATCGCCGTCACCGGCACTTTCCCTTTCCCCTTTGGATCGTAAGCCGCAATCGCCGAGATAGCGTTAATCGCAGATTCAACCACAATCACGGTTTTGGCACGTCTAAGCGCCATTTTGTCAGGGATGTACGGAAAGCCGCGTTTCTCCCCCATCGCTTTGGTTTTGTTGTCGCCATTTAACGCAGGGTCAAAAAATCGAAAATCAATCCCGACAACTTCATTGGTGAACAGGCAACGGCTCGGGAACGTCACTGCAGGGCCACCGTAACCCAACTCACCTGGGTTTTTGCTTGGGCTTGTCCAGTCGCTGTAACCGAATGCACCGCGCTTTTGCAGCATATCCACCACATCGGCCGGAATGCCACGCACATCAATCAGATAGGCTCTTGCATCACCCGCGACCGCTAACTGTTTCTCAGCAACCCACGCAATTTGGCTTTGTTGCTTAGGCTGCTGAGGGGCGAGCTCATCGGTAGGAATATTGAATTCTTCGTGCAACCACTTCATCGCTTCACTGGCATCCATCGCCTGACCGCAATAAATCACAAGGTCAATACAACTGCCTTTTTCACCGGAAGCATGATCTTTCCACATCATGTATCCGGCTTTACCTGCCTCGAAAATGCTCACGCTCGGGTGAACGTCGGGTCGATTCGGAGCTTTGTAATTGCCGGATGGGTCGGGTCTTTCCATACCTAAACGGTCAGCCAACTCGTGTAAATTAATGATCTGTTTTAGTTGTTCTGCGGACGCCATACAGCGTGCCTCCAATTCTGTGTAGTTCCACCCCAATCGAGACGGGGCCAAAAAGACGTTCTAAGTTCTGTTTTACCTGCTGAAACTCTTGAGATTTCAGCAGGTCAGCCATCGGTGTGTAGTCGTGCTGTATGCGTTGCCAAACCTGTTTTTTCTTGTCTGCTGGCAGCTCGCTCAAAATAACGGTCGGCATTGCCGTACGGGTCAAAACAGGCTCGGAAAACCAAAGTGGACATTGCCACCCCTTATAGGGCTTACAGGTCGCAGGCATACAACCGCCTTAAACAAGCAGATGCCAGCCAAAGCTCAACGCTCAAATGGCAACTGTGCGTGAGCTGCTGCTGTTCAACCTGCTCTTTGGGGAGATTGTCCAGCTCTTTGCTGTCGAGTTTGATGTGTCCAGACTCAAGCCACTGGTTGAACACGGCATCTTGCTCATCAATAAACGCATGACGGTTGATAAAGCCCTGCTGGCGCACCATTTGTTGCTCCAAGCGGAACAAGCAGGCACGCTCCGGTGCAGAAAGCTTGGTGGCCAAAACAGGGTTAGGCATAAAGATCTTCCTCATAGGCTTTGGCTAAACGCTCTGAGGGAAGCAGCTGATGGCGCGCCCAAACAGAGTTCTCATTCAGCACGGCTAGCAACCCTGCCACGTGCCTCTCTGGAACGCCTTCGCTAATCAACCACAAACGAACATCAATCGGTTCAACCGCCAAACGGTCGGCCACATATTCGTTCAGCTGTTTGGTCGAAGCCTTCCCTTTAAACACATGAAGGTTGATGTTGCGCAGCGCAGCGGCCATCGCACTGCGGCGCATGGTTTTGACTCGTTCACGTAATTCTGATGCTGAATCCATGCTGTTTCTCCTAGTAGAACTGCGTTTGAAAAATAGAAACTCTGCGGTCTTTACTCACCAACATCGGCGCCTCGCCAACCAATTTCACAATCACGTTGGCGCCATTGTCCTTACACCACTCGACAATCGACGCGTTGTGACGATTCCCCTCAAAACTGACCACATGACCACGGCAAATGTGCTCGGCCGAAATATGCTGCAGGCGCGGCTGAATTAGCGAAAACATGTGCTGGCCTCCCGCATGGCAGAAGAAAGAGATTCACGATCCGGCGTGGTGTACACCGAGGTGGTTGCGATGTTGGAATGGCCAAGCACCGCCTGAACACGGCGCAGCGCATCCGGTGATGTGGTGCGTTCCAAATAACGCTTGGCCCAACTGTGGCGCAGCCAGTGCGGTGTCCCTTCCGGCACATTGGCCAAACGGCACCAAGTCGAAAAGCGCGATTGAAACGATCGGCGGCTCATCGCCTGACGGTTACGGCTGAGAAAAAGCGGACGCTCTAAACGAGGGGTATCCCACTCAATGCCTTGGCTCATTTCGACATGAATTTTTAGCAACTGCTTGAGCGCATGAATGGCGGATTTGTTGAGAGCAATCGGGTGTTTTTTCTGGTTCTTGGCGTTTTCACTGCGGTAAATCAGATAGCCTTCTTCTAGGCTTTGCTCCGCTTCACCTACCGTTAATCCGAGCATTGGCAGGTTAAAACGCTTGGCTTTATCGGCATCTGGGCCAGCCAGCACACCAAGGCGCACGGCGGTTTCGCGCATCAGCAGCATCCAGTAATAATCACGCTGCGCATAAATGCCGTATGTCTGCTTAACCGTGTTAAACAACTGCTTCTCTTCCTGCTCAGTAAAGTAGTGAAGAAAGAACTGAGTCGATGATTGGTTTTGAGAGTGTGAAATTAGGGTTGTCATGGCCTACCTCCTTTGGCTTCGCCGTTGAATTAACCGTTAACCAATGCGCGCAAACGCTCGAGCAGCTCCAGTGCCGCGGCAAACGTTTCTTGCAGTTCGCGTTCGATACGCTCGAATTCTTTGAGCTCGATATCCCCATCTTCGAGGGCATCAGCAATGGCGCGGTTCACATCGCCGATTTCGGCGTGCCAACGGCTGTAACAGTTGAGCAGCTCCATATCGGAAATGGCTCGGTAGTCACCAAGGAAGTAGATGGAATGGTTCAGCTCGGAAGCAATGGAGCGGAGAATTTGCACATCTCCCGTGAATTGCATCAGCTTGATGGCATCAAACAAACCCAGTTTGTGGCTGGTTTGATTCGGGTTGATCTCGTTCAGCAACACACCGGGTCTTTTGTTTAGGTGCTGCTCAACCGTTTCGTTATGGCCATAATCTTTTAGCGTTTGGTACAAAGCATGTACCACCTGCGGAAAAACGCAGGTAGGTGATGGGACGATAGCAGTATGCATCGTAAGCTCCTCAAAAATTGGTACGTTTCCATTTTTTGAAGCCTGCGCTACAATCTACCTCAAGGATGAATGGTGTTGGAGCCGTGAGCATAGAGGTTGCCGCCTCGCTCGTTATCCCTAGGGTGGTAGACGATAGTCAGACTTCCTGCCCTTACCGATTGCCGTTGGTAAGGGTTTTTTAATGCCTGTTTAAACCCCCTCCTTTAATGGTGGTAATCCCAACTCCTTTTCTTTCTCCGCAACTGCTTTTTTCAGAAGAATTCGAGTCATTTGTGCCAGTTTTCGGGAATCTAACGTTGCTAAACGCTCAATTCTCAGTCTTAAATCTAAGTCACGAACCGCGACTTGTTCCGAATTTGGACTGCGTGTCATACCTGCTCCTTACAGCTGTTGTGTTATACTGCTCTTTTCGGTACAAATTAAATCAAAAATTCCCGAAAAAAGAAGTTTATATCATTTGATAGAAATACTAATCCCGAATTCGGGAATTATCAAGCCGTTTTAGAAGGTTTTCAGAAATGAATTTTGAAGAGCGTCTCACTTTAATACTCACAGACCGTAAGAGAACGCCTTGGGGTAGCTGCTTAGGTTTTACGTCAACCAGTATTTCCAGCATGTTTAACGGGCATGTACCTGGCCCTGAGTTCCTCCAAGCCATCCGACGTGCTGAAAACGTCAACCTGAACTGGCTGCTGACTGGCGAAGGTGCGCCTTATATCGTTGAGTACTACCAATCTGCTGACGCTCTATCCGACTACGTCTGTGCCATGCTCCATGAAGAAGAGTGGGTGGTACATGTCTGCTCATACCGTGGAATTGCCTGCGTGGTGTTCACGCAACCAGGGCAATACGAGTTCAAAGGCAAATGGATTGATTACCGTATCGTCCACGTTGTGGTTGGCCCAGGTGATGAGGTGTTAACCAATCTGCTGCATGATTACCACAAAGGCGGTGGGCACATCTTCGTATCAGAATTAACCGAGGAAGAACGTGAAGCCGTTATCCAAGGCCAAGTCGGTACTTACCTGATGTTTGAACAAATGAACCCGATGCTAAACACCATACGAGTAGAAACTCACATTACTGAGATTGAGTTCACTGGTGGTGAGCGCACAGAGAAGCCGGTGGATATCACTATTATGCGTGCCGTCGTTCGTCTGGTAGACGATTGCGAACACACACTAGGAACATCGCTCACCAGCGACCAACGAGCAAGAGTGATCACTGCTGTGTACCGTCAGGCGGAGCGCCTCAAACTGACTGAAGAAGAGATACAAGCCACCATTGAAACATCCTTCGATGTACTGAGTGACTGATCGCCTTCACGTCGATTCTCTACTGCTTGTTCCAAACGTGCTAGCGCCAGAGCCAACACTTGTTGCTCTGGCGTTTTTTTATTGAATGACCTAACCATTTGCGTCCTGATTTATGTTTTTCTCTTTTGCCGTACAGTTTACTGATTTTTGCAACGTAGATTGCAGTGCTATCGCTCACATAGCGAAACTGTAGACACTGACTTAAATATCAGAGACGGATTGTCTCCCTTCACCTTGCGGTGTTTTTTTCCCTGTATGATGCGCAGCGAAATGAAGAGCCAAAGATTAAAACAAGCGAGAAAGGCAGCGGGGTTATCCAGGGAGCTGGTTGCTAAGGCCATGCACAAATCTCCGCATACCATTAAATCCTGGGAAACCACCTCACGTCAGCCAAGAACGCTACGTGAGGTTGAACGCTTGTGTTCGATTTTGGGGATTACAGTGAGCTGGTATTTAACGGGCCAACCTCCGGTGAAGCCGATTATGCCCAGTGAACGAGAGCAGGAACTGCTAGCCCTGTTTTCAGGGCTAAGCGATGAACAGCAAAGTGCGGTGTTGGAGTTGATTAAGGTGATGGGTTAATGCGTTAAACTCGGTATCTCCCCCACCTTGATTTTCGGTGCAACAAAGCGGCCGCTGAGTAAGTGGCCGTTTGCATCTAACGTTTCCGTGACGCTCTCACACATCCACTCGCCGTTGAACTGGGAACGGTGATGACCACTGAGCGAAATATTGCGCTCGGCAATCACGCCAGGAATAAACGGCAACTCATCAATCTCCAAGGTGTACTCTGCTCGCTTTAGGTTGTGCAGCTCGGTTTCGGCGGCAGAACGTGCGGTCGCTTCATCTTGAAACAGAGTATTCAGGGTTTTGGCTTTACCAGAGCTTTCCCCCACTCGTACGGTTTTGGTTTCGGCTAAATCGGTATCTCGCCACTTGGCCACAACCGCATCAAACTTGGCCGCACCAGAGAGGGTAATGGTCGCTTGCACTTGGTCGGTAAGCCCTACGGGAATGGCCGAGAGCGTTTTGCCACTCACGCTTTGGTTGTCACCTTTGGGGAAAAACACCAGTTTGTCTTGAGCCACTTTCATGGTGGCGTTGTTTTCTGCCGCCAGTTCGGTGAGTAAATCGGCGTCACTCTGGCCCGTTTGCAAGCGATGGACGATTTCCACCGCCGCATAAGCATCGGCCACTGCTGGCTGATAGCCGCATCGAGAAGCAACAGTCTCAACCAAGGATTTTAGTGTGGTGTTTTCCCAAGTATGATCCCGCTGGTTTTTGAACTCGCCGGATAGGTTGGCCGCATCCCCCGAGAGGGTGATGGTTTGCTCTGGGCTGCTCAGTTTCACCGAGTTCACCACAAAGGTGCCGCGGTTGGTGAGTGCCTTATTGTTCTCGCCCGTTGATATCTGCAGTTTGGCTTCAGTCTTGGGAAAGGCAATTTTTCCATCGTCCACAAGTACCAGCGTGAAGCTGTCTGAGTTTGTGCCGGCTTCATCGGTAATGCTCAAACTGATAAAGCGCGGCTTGATGACATCGGTGATGTCTTTGCCATCGGCGACGATTTTAAACGCGGCTAATCCCACAGGCTAATCTCCTCTTCGGCGGTTGGCGCTTCAAGTTTAGGCAGGTGTATCTCGATACCCGCTTTCAACGGATGTGGCAAAGCCGATAACCCTCGGTTGGCTTTTAACACCTGCTCATACGCGCCTAGTAAGCCGTTGTAATAACGGTCGGCGATATCGTCAATCTGGTCGCCTTCTTTGGTGATGTAGGTTGTCATGCGTCACCTTCCGGATGTTCTTTCAGTTCAATGGTGAATTCGATTTTTCTTGCTACCCCTTTGGTAAAGAGCTCTTGCTTCTCGACTTGCAACTGACGAATAGTCCAGTAGCCCCAATCGCGCCCTGTACCATCGACTAAACGCAGCGGCGCGCCTTTGTCGCCTTCGGCTTTCATTTTGTCGGTTTGCTCTAAACCGCCACGAAAATGAGGGTAGATAATGCCCATAAAGTGCAGCGAGGAAAGGTCGGGGCCAATAAACTGCGGTTTGGGTTTTGCTCCGGCGACGTTGTGATCGGCCCATCGCCAAGAGTGGGTTTCACTAATGCTTTTCAGCGCTGCGGTGTTGATGGAAAAACGGTAATCACCCAACGCCATCATGACATCTGCCATAAGTTCTCCTAGTCTGCGAATCTTGCGGTGTGATGGTCTGTGCTCATTTTTTCAATCTTTTTCGCCAATCGCAGAACCATTTGTTCAAGCTTATTAATTTGCCCGTCATCGACACTGCCTTGGATATGGAACACTGGTGAAAAACTAAAATTACTCTTTCGATTATCTTGGCTATTTGAAACTTGATTCAACGTTTCAGAGATTCGCTGGCTTTCATCTGTTTGAACGTAGTTCTTTGTTAAATGCTGGCCTGGCGCTCGTTTAGGTGGCTCTTGCACCCTCACTTCAACTGTATTCGCCTCAATCGGCTGAACCGTATGGTTTTCCGTCGTTGTGTAGGCGTTGTGGTTATTGGTGACTTTTGCCTGAGTGATCGAGTCTCCCACTTTTGAATGGCGCGATTGATCCACCAAGCGATTGTTCGTTACGCTCTGGTGATGCTGAGTGGAAAGGTTAGTGTTTGTCTCATGATACTCATTGACACTGTTGTTTGACTGAGTATCTGTGCCGCCTTTCTTATCATCCCCGCCGAACCAGCCACCAACCCAGCGACCAACCCTTTCCATTCCCTCGCCGCCAAGCCAACCACCGATAATTGCGCCCGCAACATTACCAACAATAGGAACCACTGATCCTACCAGCGCGCCAGCTGCGGCTCCTCCTGCCATGCCGCCAAAACGCCCAATAGAACCGCCAATTTCCTTTTTTTTCTCGTTACCGGAAAGAGAGCCATCCATCAAAGTGGAACCTATATCCGCAAGTCCCATTAAAGCACCAAGATAGGGTAGCTTTCTTGCGGCGCCAGCAAGCATTGATCCGCCGCTTCGCGCTAAGTTCGCTGCATTGCCTAAAGCGCCTGCTCTTGGTCGAATGGCCCGACCTCGCCCACCTCGGCGGCGGCGACCGCCTCCGGAAGAAGGCAAACCATCACTAGGCATGTTGGTGACATACACCTTTTGCACGCCTGCAGAACCTGGCAAATCTGGCGAGCCACCCTCACCACCACTGCCGCCACGGACAAAGTCCATAATGCTGCTGCCAACTCGCATTGCCTTGCGGGTTGCCCATATCCCCGCCAAGGTTGCCGCAAGTCCGGTCGCTACTTTTAGCGTGGTTTGCATCGTTGCAGGGTCAATGCTGTTAATCGCATCGGCCACGGCGGCAATGGGTTCGGCTAAGTTGTCATCAGCAAAGCTCAACCAAGCGGTTTTCAAGCTCATCATGGCGGCGTTCGCCGTCATCGCTGCTCGAGCAGAGTCCTGCAGCACTGCAGTGCCATCTCCATCAATAGCGAGGAAATCATTGAGCTTGGTTTTACCGTCTGCACTGGCCAGCACTTTCATCATGCGCATGGCTTCATCGCCGAAGAGTTCACTGTACTGGGTAATGTCAGAATCCGTTGCATCCATGACCTCTTTGAGAATGCTCGGAATATCTCGAAACTTCTTCTCACCACGAGCCAGCGCTTCTTCATCAAACACCTGAATGCCTAGCGCTTCGATGTCTTCATAGTTGGCGGTGATGTCAGCTAAAACGGACTCCATCGCACTGGCGGCTTCTGCAGCAGAACCAGAACCCATTCGAGCGATTTGCAGCATGGCCCCCATCTCTTGCACCGCTTTTGGCCCGGTTCGCCCCATTGCGGCATAGGCTGCGGAGACCGATGCGCCTTCTGCAGCTAGGTTTTGCAAGGTAAATGCACCCGCTTTGCCCTGCACCACTAACGTATCGATGGCACTCAGTACCTCGTCGGAATTTTTAAGGCCGAATTTATCGCGCATATCGGCAAACATTTCGCCCACATCCAAACCAGCCGCACCGGTGGCTTGCATAACTCGGCCAATGTTGGCCATGTTCTCTTGTGCAAATTTGAGATCGCCCGTCTTCTCAACAATTTTTTCAACGGCTGAAAGCATTTCGGCTTGATCGACTCGAATGTCCGCTTGCTGGGAAGTCGCAAACATCTCTTTGCGCAGAGCGGCCATCTCTTCACGCGATTTTCCGGCTTGAATACCTAAACGCTCATAACGTTCTTCAAGCCCCATCACAGCGACGGCAGAGCCTGCGCCTGCAGCGCCTGTGGCCAAGGCTGACCACTGATTACCAACCAGGTTATCAATCGCTTCGCCAGCGCCAGTGGCAGAACGGCGCAGCAAGTCATTCTTTCGGATGGCCTGCCCGACGCTTTGAACATATTTTTTTAAGTTAGCTTGAGTCCGGCCAATCGAGCGCCCTAGCCCACCGACTCGGCTACCCGTTTGTACACTTTCGTTGCCAAGCTGCCGAGTATCGCGCTCGAGCTTTTGCGTTTCTCGCCCCAATCGTTTGTTTTGCTGTTCCACATCGGAAAAAGCCCGAGAGACACTTCGGTCAACCCGGGCTTCCACTCCAATGCCGACAGTTTGAGTTTTATCTGTCATGGCATTTCCTATTCATCATCGTCGTCAGATTGTGCGTCGATTAGCTTTCTGCAGTCGTCAAGCCAGTCGCTGAGCTCTCCGATGCTGAGGCTTCTAAGCTCGGTGAGTGAGACTCCGTTGCTGAATCGGGAAAGAGCAAGGCACATCTGGCGGCATACTGAGGCAGTGGCAATAGGAAACAGTCGTAACCCTTTCCCAACTGGGTATAGTCGTAGTACTCCAGTTGGCCGATAAACTCTCGAGTGGTGCCCGTTAGCGCCGCAAACAGATGCACTTCTGCTTCTGCTTCATTCATGTGGCTCGAACCATCGGCCATAACTCGAGTCGCGTGGTGCTGAGACAGAATCACATCGTTCGTTGTTGGAGGCCGCATCGTCAGTTGAGTCAACGACTTACCATCAAACTCTTTGGCCACTTGCAGCACAATGTTAATCGGTAGATATTTGTTCATGATTGCCTCTTAAATTCCCAATGCCGCGTTAATACCAGCGCGACGGTCTACACCGCCAACTTCTTCTTTGCCACTGATCAAATCGATATCTGCCAGAACTTCACCTTTGTATTCCATCTTGAGTTTGGTCCAGGTGATTTTGCAACTGACTTCGGTCAGTTTCTTACGCTCGAGATCGCCAAGGTCAATGCCAATCACACGACCATAGATCTGCACTTTCATTGCATCGACTGGTGCACCAGAGCCTTTATATGCAGCGCGGAATGTAAAAGGCTTTTCTTCACCATTTGTTAGGCCGAAGAGCTTAATGGTGCTTGGATTCGGTTCTGCTAATGTAACTTCGACGTCTTCCGTTTCCATAGTTCCCATATCAATTTTGATTGGGCCAACCATGCCACCTGCAATGTACTCTTCCACCACGCGAGTAAGTGGTGGAAGTTTAACTTTCGGTACAAGGCCAATCATGCCGACGCCATCTTGAAACCAAGCGTAATCGACTAATATCTTTGGCGTTCTACGTTCCATTGTGATGTTCCTTATTTGAAGATTACGTCAGCGTAATCGTTGGTAAAGTGACTCGTTACATGAATCGCCTGGGCGATGCCTGGCGGCGTGAAGTCGTAATCGAGATAGAAGTTACCCGCAATAATCGACTCTGGCGGATTGAGATCAGGGTCTGCCCACGCTTTCGCACCATACATATGGCCAGCACGCACTTCACCATCGAGGCCGTTTTGCACCGACTCCACTACATCTTCAACGAATGTACGCAGAATCTTGCGATCTCTTGCCCACTTGAGGCCTGTCGTGATCATGTCCAAAACCATATCATTCACTCGGACATGTGAATTGAACTGCCATTTAGGATCATCACTGCAGCTTAAGTTCCCCCACATACGCAACCCTTGATCCATGATCACTGTGGTAATTTGGTTTTCATTAAGCAGATGAGATAAACAGTTTGTATCTCCGTCGGCATAGTCAATAGTGAACTCGGTACCAAGCGCACCATTAATGCGAATATTTGAAATTGACGCGCTGTAGCCGTAGTTTGGATCTTGGTCTTTTTGAATCTCAACACCCAACGCAAACGCCGACATTGGCACCAGTTCATCAAACTTGTTGCGAACTCGTGGCCAGAAAAGCTCTAGACGGCGATCGCCCCATAACTGGCGATAGGCGACTGCTTCTTCATAGGTGCTTCCCGGGCAATCTGCAAAGACTTTGCAGCGCAAACGCGTTGCAATGGGTAAAAGCGCGGTCAGCACCGATTGGTTGTGTGAATAACCAGCGACAGTCAGCAACCGCGGGCGTTTACCCGTAATCGCCTGCACATCGAGAATCGCTTCAATGCCTTGTTTTTCTCCCGTTGCTGGATCAACGCCACCAATGATGTTAGCGATGGTTGCCGCTTCATCGGCGCCTTCTTCAACACGAATTACGCAGATAGAACAACGTTTCTGGTCGTAGACGCTAGCCATGAAGTTAGGTAAAGAGCCTGCCTTGTTGCCAGCCATATCCAGTTTTGCCAACTTATGGGGATTGCCTGCAATCAAGACGGGTTTTTTAGCAGGGAAAACAGAAGGGTCTGCATCGGGCGCTGTGCCAACAACCACCGAAAAGGAGGTGTCGGCCATAAGCATAGGGCGAACGCCGCTTTCGTCTGTAGACCCGAAAATGCCATGTTTGAATGCCATGGTTTATTCCTCTAGTTAAAAGAAATTAAACCTTCAGCGGCATCAAAGTAATGTTAAGTTGTGACACGGAATTTGAAAGGGGTTCCATCAAATCGTAATGTAAATCTCAATCTGAGCAAGGCTAAACGCTGCCTGAGGCAGCTCAGCGTTCATCAGTTCTTGCGTGATGCGGTACTTACCCACTGGCAGCATCAGTTCAACACTGAAACGACCATCGACAACCCGTGTTTCCACATACAACGTGGTTACTTCACCTGTTGAAATATTTTCCTTTTGAATCGGCGTGATGAAAGCACGATCAGGAATTGCCAGTGTTCCCTGTATCGTCAGTGTACTGCCTTCTTTAGCAGTGATTTTTGTGAAGTCGCTGTTTGTTGTAGACGCACCTGTCACCTTAGTGAAAACAACAGGGGTCAGCTCTGGCTGACTCACAGCCCCCCCTTGATATACCATCGTGGCTACGTGCCCCGTGGGATAAACTTTTCTGTATGTCTCGCCCAGGTTCGGTTGGCGTTGCTCCCATCCGTTCGGTGTCTGTGTTTCAACGATCATGATAGTGTCTCCACAACGACTGGGCTGTAGTTATAACTGACAGTAGCGGCACGTGAGTAATGCTCGGCCGTGCTCGATTTGCTAATGTTCAGCCACACTTTCAAGCTGTCTTTAATGATGAGCTCTTTGTAAAGCTTCTTCGTATAGGCAGTGTGCGACTCCCCTACCACGAGTATTGACTCGGAATTGTTCGCACCACTTTGCTTTTCCGTGTACTGCTCGGTTTTGCCATCCCACTCGATTCGGATAGTGCTTTCTAGGGCGTTGTCACTGGTTAATACCAGACTCCTGATATAAAAAGCACCTTGCAAATCAAGGACTGGTATCCACTCTTCAGGGTCGATTTCTGGCGGTGTTTTACTGACAGACATTGACGAGACAACAACATCAATCGGTTTTAAATAAGCGAAAGCTCCGCCGCCCAGCGCTCCAGCACTCATACGCACCACTCTCCATTTATTCGAACAAATCTAAATTCTTGGCTCGTTTTAACGAACCAAGTCTTTGGCACCGCAGTGCCTGCGTGATTGATGGTTTCGCCATCCGGTGCGGTAAAGGCGCACTCGCCTGTTTTTAAATCCACGCTCGGATGCACACTGGCCACAAACCACTGGCCATCATCGGCAACAGGCAGAGGGATTTGGCTATGGCTAGTGAATACATGTACCGCACCAAGTTTCACCACTTGAGATTGAACAGAAGACGAAATAAGATGTGCGCCACCTAACGCGTACTGTTTGTGTGGGTGGTCTTCTTCAACGTGCGCTTTAAACTGATTGAGTACAAACTGACGACTTGCTGTAACAATATGTGGGTCAACCATCACAATTTGGTCAACAGAGGTCACAACAAAAGTCATTTGAATGACATAGTCGTACCCTTCACCACCCTGAGTAATTGTTGACAAAATAGGGATGCGCGGGCAATTGCCAATCGCATGATAGTATTGATTGCCATCATAGACGCTAATCGCAGCCAATTCTCGCACAGCCATATCTGGAAAATCGTTTGGTACTAATGCGGTAATTTGTAACTGTGGTGGCGCATTGACGTCTGAAGGTTGGATCGTTTCGACCGAAGAGACTGGCAACCTCGCAACTTCATTGACTAAACCTGTTTGAGTTCTGCTTGGTTGCACATACTCATCATGGGCATCGCCAATCGCTATATAGGCAAACTCATAAGGCTTCTTATTGAGTTTGGCGTTAACTTCGACATTCTCTCCAGAGATGGTTAGGGTAGAACCGAATGTTTGCTCGGATTCTGGAATACTCATCATTACTCTCTCATAGGGCCAGAACGGATGACAATGCCAAACCTAGCAAAGCAACAGTGTCTCAAACCACATTCAGAATGAATGCTTTCTATTACCCAAGGATTGCTACTTATCACGATCCCCATTCGGCTTATAACACTGTGTTTTACTTGGCATTGGCTTTGTGCTGTGATTGTGATGCTCTCGAGATGAGAGCGGGTATTCTTCGCGCTGGTTACGGCTTTTCGAATCTGTATTGGTGTTTTTTCATCAACAGGTGAGTTCTTAACGATTAAATCAACTCGGAAAAAACCAGGACGAAGGTTCTGCTTATCCTCAAAATATTCAACCGCCTTAAGACCATCAGCTCTGATCGACTCAATGCTCTTATCAATGGCATCTCGAGTACCTTTGTATGTGTGAATGTGAATCGACGATGCGATCACATTACGTTTCGTCTGGTCGCTCCAGCTTTCGTCCCAATAGTCAACACTCATCTCCCAAGCCAAGTACGGAAGCAAATCCGAACGACATTTATAAGGATCAAGAAAATCCTTGATGTCTCGCTCTATTAACTCTATTTCTTCATAGAAGATTTGCTCCATCGCTCTCTCGAGCTTTGATGCAGAAGGAGGAAGCTTGCTAATAAATTCCCTCATTATTGAGCCTTCTGACGAACAATGATCTCTGAGCAATAAGGGGCTTGAGATAAATCACAAAGCACGGATGCTGTTGGTTCGATAATATTGACATCGATAACAGGTTGAAAACTGATTTTCTCACTCTTGTCGTTCTGAACATGGGCTGCAGCATCAATCAGCGAAAGGGTCACTTTGCCCCCAAGCTTGTGAGTTTCAGCGGCTAGACTTGCTAGTCTTTTTTCTGCCAAAGCAAGCGTCTCTTGCTCCCCTGGCCCCTGAGGCAGTTCTAATTCAACAACAATACGATAAGAACTGATCTCTGCTGATTTCACCACAAGCTCATCATTAAGTGGGCGTTTTGTTTCTTTACTTACGTATTTAAACACTCGCTCACACAGATCTGCAGACGCCACGCCACTACCTTCTCTACTCAAAATATACAAATCGACTTTAAAGCCATCTGGGCTTAATGGCCTGGCATCCAACACATTTTCGTCAGCAGCTAAAGCGTGGAAAATATAAGCACCATCTGGCCCTGCAGTACTGAATCCTTCCGGTGCCATTTGAACTCTACGTCGAAACTCGTCATCTGACTCAGTTGGAAACTTTTCTAGGTCACGCCAATCTGCCAGTCGTTGTAAATTCTTTCCTGAAGCATAAGCAACCATGTTCTCTAGTGAGATATCTTGAAACTCTTGACGAGCCCTTGTTACTTCCTCTGCCATGCTCGAAAACGCATTGTAAATAGGGTCACCAACTTTAGGGATAGCTACGCTAGTAAGTTCAGCATAGCGAACAAGCATACGCTCGAGAATGCTGTTAGCATCTAGTTGAGTGACCACCTCAGGAGGTGGTAGCTGTGAAATTTCAATTTGATTCACACTCGAAGCCCTGTGATGCGTTCAACGCTGCCATCGAAAAGCAACGTCACTTCCAACGAAATAGAAACGCTGTTTTCACCACGTTCCAACCAAACTTTCTTGAGTTTTAACTCATCCACAAAGCCATTGGGAGGGTGAGCTAACATTTCAGCGACATCAGCGTAGATATCCATCTCTAACTCAGGGTTTATTCTGCGATCGACGTTATTCGGTAAATTAGAACCGTATCCTCGGTTCAGCGGCAGCGTGCGTCGCCGAGTTCTCATACAGCGTTGAATGCGTTGCCTGAGTTCTTCAACACCACTGATCAGCTCTCCAGTGATTTCATGAATACCTGTTGCCATAAATATCTCACTGTTTCTGGTTTACTTTTCCGACAATAGGGTCACCATGTGGGTGATCGTGGTCATTGTAGATATCACGGTCTTCTGCCATAGAGCGCACACCATCATAGATATCACCCGTTGTTCTTTGCGTACCATCGTGCTCGATGTCACCAACAAAAACGATTTTGGGGCTTTCTACTCTGAACTCTGACTTAACGACAAGATTAACCTTTCCAGATACAAAACCAGAGAGAACATGTTTATCCATATCGTATTCAAGCCAGGTGCCATCAGGAAACTCGTGGTAATAGAGGTTCAGTTTATCTTTGGGCTGGTCAAACTTGGTTTGGTTTAGGCTGGCAACAATCACGCCCCCTTGTGCGCCAAACGGTTTGAGCACCACAACTTGCTCGCCCACTTGCAGTGGCTTCCAACTGCGCACCTGGGCAGCGTGGCTAACGTTCATGGGTATCCAGCCGCTCACGCGGTTTTCATCAAACTGAACTTTGTAGCGCAACGGCTTAGCTTGCACTTCGATGATAGTGCCAAACTGGATCATTTCGCTAAGAAGGCGAACAAGTTGCGAATGCGTATGACCCATTAGAAATTCTCGCCCACAGAGAAATAATCGCCTTCATGGCCAAAACCAATATCCGGTGACTGAGAAGCGGCAATTTTATCGGGTAACTGACTTGGCCCAACAGGTAGCCAATCTATTTCGCCGGCTAAATCGAACGGGCCAGCTCGACATTCAGAGATAAACCATCCATCCGGCACCTCCTGTTGCTGAGACGTGGAAACAGACAGGATCGAGATATTGCCAAACGCACTTGAGTTGCAGAAATTTCGCCACTCTTGCAAGAACTCGAGTTCAGCTCTCTCAACATCAAGCCCTTTAGCTTTGGAGCCACAGTAAATACGACCGATAACCAGCAGCTTGATATAGGTGTTGTAGGCATCATTGGGGATCTCACCTGTATAGATCACCGTGAGCTCTCCGCGCTCCAAGTCGCTATTTTTGTAGGCGCTTCTGTCTTGCCAGTTGCGGCTTACGTTGCGCTCTGTATAGCGGGTGCCAAACCCTGCCACCATTGCATCAATAATCTGATTTAGGTTGCGTTCTTCTTGCGTCATCACACACTCCTTAATCCCGCTTGCTTCAATGCCATCTTCACCGAGGCATTGAGAATGTCAGACACTTTGTCTTGCGTTTGCTCTGCCGCTCTGTCGTAAAAGTCGTCCGCTGGCGTGCCATTTCTGGCAATTGAGCGAGCAATCATAAATGCCAGGTCTCGTTGGTCAGTATTGGGTGTTTTGGGTTGTATCCGCTTCACCTTCACCCAATCCAAGACAGATTGCAGCGGCGGCATACCTTGGGGGCCAGTTTCCTGCACAACCCAATTGTTGTAGTTCAGTGAGCTGGTGATCATGCGTTGCAGTTCACCAATAACATGAGAGCGAATAGAATTAACTAAGAGGCTTTCCGCTTTAGGCGCCTCTTCTCTCGCCGTTCGAGAAACCAGAGAACCTGCTTTACCAACAGCAAGCTTTAAATGCTGGTTCAAAACGTTGGGAGCGGTTCGAAACGCTTCATCCAAGGCTGAGATATTAATGTCGATATGAAGCTCACGCATGTTTCACCTGCTCGATAAACTGGTTCATCAATTGCTGATGTACCGCCGCTGGCGTGCCGTTCTTGGCTTCTCCACCAATGCTGTTACGAACCGAAACGGTTTTATTCAGCTGATGAACCATGATGTACTTCACCGCCTCGGCTAGGCAGCGAAGCAGCAACAGCGGCTCGTCTTGCATGTCAATCGAGACGCTATCGCCACTTATCTTACGTGCTGCGTAATAGGTGTAAGAGAAATCTCGACCACAGCTCATTACAACCGAATCGGCGGGGAAATGAGAAAGCTGCAACCACTTTTTATCCTGGTCATCTTCAACCACTGTTAGCCTTGGCAAGCTACGCGGGTAACCGCTTTCCCATGGATTTTTCGCACGCTGGCTTTGTCCGTATAAAACGGTCCGCACCTGCATGAGATCAGCAGGTGCGAGATAGAGCATTTGGCCTGTCATAAGCGAAAAGGTACCTAGCTTTTTTTGCGGTCGATAGCGACTGTAATCGGCTAAGGCAATCTCGATCACCTGTTGTTCAACACCACGGATGAGCTCTGCACTATCCATCAACGCGTTTTTGAGCCTTTCAGTCAGGGTAGAAATACGCATACCATCACCTATTGACGAATAAAGTAAGCGAACACTGAAGACACGATTCCAAGCAACAACCAGATAAGATCTCGGTTGTACTTGGTTTTTTCATTGGTCCCGCTTTGGTTTTGCTCTAATGGCCGAAGTCTGCCTTCAACATCGTCAACAGTTCGCTCCAAGCGCATGAATTGACTTTCAAGATTCGAATGCTTGGTTTGCAGTTCAACCATTTGGCTCATTAACTGCGTTTGCTGTTTCATGTAATCACGCATTTCAATTCTGAAAGCGTGAAACTCAGTTTGAGAGACTGGATTACCGGACATTACTACCTCCACGGAGTGCAGAAGCAATACCACCAAGTAAACTGGCAGGCGCGATACCTGCCGAGATCTGTTTATCTTGAGAACGCTTATGAATGTTTAAACCGAGAACGGTTAATGCAACAGAAAATAGCCCTGTCAACTTGGCCGCACCGTCAAACGCCGCCGCAGTTTGCTCTGGATGAAAAACCATCAAACCTGCAATACCAAAGAATAGTAATGTCCATGCTAGACACACTGCATAGCCGAATGTCGGACGCCAACGACGAATATATGTGTCGTCGCTTGCAAGCTCAGAAAGTATTACCTTTGTTTGCTCTGTTACGACCAATTTTCTTTCAGCGCTTTCGAGTTCCGCTTGCTGATAGGAAAGCTCTCGCAGCCGAACACGCTCTTCACTTTCCATCTGTTTGATTTTGACCAAAGCATCTGGGTTACGTACCAGTTCTGCTTCGATCGCTTCCGCTGAGTTCTCCACCCCTAACGTTTCGGCAATCAGGGCGCCAACGGAAGCACCCGCGGGCCCACCGACCAAACTGCCGACAAGTGGTGCTGCGCCCCCAATCAGAGACTTCACTTTGTCCCACATAGTTGCTCCTTAGTTGGTACCGTCATCAATGACGGTACCAACCATTAACTTATTGTTCAGAGGTGGCTTTTAACTTAGATAGTGCGTCTTGAATCAGGGCTAGCTTCACTTGGTCATCACCAACGGCCAGCAGCTCAATTTGCAGTTCGCTTTCGTCTTTGCCTTCGAGCGTTTTGGCATAAGAGGCAGGGTCAAAATCGCGTTCAGCCGTTCGTACCGCCAGTTCATCTTCGATCTCTTTGAGTAGCCCTTTACGCTTCTGGTCGAGGGTTTCCAGTTCTGATAAACGCTTTAACTCATCGTCGTTTAACGAGGAAAAGAAAGGCTTGATATCGTCGATTTTGAGCGCCAGCAGTTGCTCAAATACCTGATCTTGAAACTTACCCGCATTGGCTTTGTTCGGGTTTTCAAAATGAATAATGGGTAGGCGTGCAGCTTGGTTTGGCTGCACAACCGTTTCACCAAAGTACTTGGGGGTAATACCAAAGTTAATGAACAGCACCATTAGCTTACGGTTGATTTCGGCGGATGCCGGTACAAAACGGGCATCCACTTCGCGAGTTTCACCGGGCTGAACTGAGCGGCCACCGATGTTCACGGTTTGTTTTGAATGGTTGGTAAATGCAGTAGTGATAGACATGATGGGTCACCTAAACCTATGAGTAAGAAAAAAAGCCCCGCTGCCGCAAAGACAATAACGGGGCAATGGCTCGTATTAGCGGCCTGACTGTGAATAGAAGAGTACGCTGGTAAAGCGGTTACGAATTGGCTTCGGACAGTGAATCGCGTTGTACTCTTCACCGTAAGCTTCTTTACCGCCTTTGAGCTGGCCGTGCGCATCACGCGCTTCTTGCATTTCACTGAGCGTGAATGGCTTAACGACCGTGTAAGTGAGCGCACCTTTCTGACCCATGATGATCCGCTCATCACCCAAGTGCGTGGCTGGCGCATTGGTTGAGAACGCAGGCAGTGCTTTCACCATTTCCAAGTCGCCTTGTGCGGTGGTATCAGAGCCGTTGCGCTTCATCGAGGCGACAAACTGCTCCGCATTGGTACAGGTATCATTAAGGGTGTTCGACATCAGCAAGAAATCTGGCGTGACAAAGCGATCATCTTTCATGATGGCTTTACGGCGACCAATGGCTTGAAGCAGCTTGTTGTAGTGCTTCTCTGGCGTGATGCCGTTTGGAATATCGCTATCTACTTTGACGATATTGGTTGCAAAGCTGTAGCCCACGCTCGCCGCATTCGCGGTGACTGGTTTCAGATCGCCCGATTCATCAACCAGGACAAACTTACCTAAGTTGTAAGAGGTCACGATGTAGTACGTGGCAGGGGCTTGAGTACCTGAGCCGTCATAAGGCTGAATGGTCGTGCCATCAATTTGCAATGTGATTGGGTTTTCAGCGGTACCCACAGTGTTGCCTTGCAAATCATACTGCTGATGTGGCGCCACAATCGGGAACTGAGCGGTTTTAAATTCCGCTTTGTCTTGCAGTTGGTTGGTAATGTCTTCGCCTTGGATGGGCGCCGCAAGGTATGAGTCCGCTACACGCTGCATAGTGTTCACAATGCGACGAGCGACCAGTTCTTTGATGATGCGGCTTGCTGTTGCGACGTTGCGCCCCCAAGCATCCCAGTTGATGGCAGACGACTTGGAAAAATGCATCAGCTCGTTCGAGACTTCAAACGCCACTTTCATTGGCAACACATACGCCAAATCCATGCGCTGCGAGTTTTTCACTTTTGGAATGGTACCGTGCTCAAACACAATGCCATCGCCCATGATCGCCGACACATCGCGGTTTTCATAAGGGATGTTGGTTGTCGCTGATGCGCTGAAATCAGTCAGCGTTTGTACCAGTTGCAACACGTTAAGGTCAGAAAGCGCTTCACGAATCACTTCGCGCTGCACAGAAACAGGCAGTTCGCTATCTGACACGATGTTGGCGCTACCTTGGCCTGTTAACGCCAAGCGTTCAGCATGAATCTTGTGATGATGTAAGCGGTCGAACTCAGCCAGCACTTGGCGAGCAAACACGGGCAGTTCTTTCTCTTCCGTTAAACGCAACTGACCAAGTGCATAGGTATTGGTGTTGCGAAGCGCCGAGTGAATTTGCGCTTGCAGCTGCAAGCTTTCACGCTGCTGGTCGGGTGTTTGAGTGAGAGAGCCAGTGACACTGCCAAAGCCTAAGCCATTCAACTGAATGGAGACCATTTTCTCGTTGCCATGCTTAATTTGGTTTTCTGCCAGTTTGGTAACCTGCTCATCCGACATATCAACGCTAATAAGCGTAGAGGCTTCTTTCAGCTCTTTCTTCACTTCATCGCTGAGCCCTTCCGCTTTGTCGATCGCTTCCGTGAAGATTTTCACTTTCGCAGTGAGCTTTTGCTGTTTCTCCGCCTGTTCTTGCGCGGTTTTGCTGGCTTGCTCACCAAGAATACGCAGCACGTCCGCTTCACTGAGCGAACCGCCCGTTAAGTTGATCACCGGCACCGCAGGGTTGCCGGATTCTGAAAGCTGCATGGCCACGCCTTCAAACTGTTCACTCAGTTTGGTGGCTTGGGTCTCATCACTGATGCCGCTTAGTGAATCAGTCAGTAGTTTGACCATGGCTGTGTGTTGTTCGGCAGAGAGTTTCATGCCTTTTAGTTTGCTTTCAAACTGGGCGATCAGTTGTTTCCACATGGTTTGACGTTCCTCAGAGAATTTTTGAGCAAGAGACTCGGAAAGATAAGTGGGGCATTCGTGAAGGCAGGCTTCACTGAGTTCGATTTGGTCTAAGTTTTTGATACATGGACGCGTGACCAAACCTGCACCTAGCAGGGTTGGGCCAAACTCAGAATATTGGCCATTGGTTCCGGCCTCGTTGCTGACATAGTTGAGATGTATTTCGGCGGATAAGTACTTAAAGCCTTCTTTGGTGACTTTATTAATGCCGAGTTCGAACCACTCCACCTCTGCACGTAAACGTCCACGGTCGGTAAACAGGCGTTTCACCACCGCCCCTGCGCCATCTTCTGGCTTGTGCGCGATGTCGATAAAGATCTCCTGACCATAAACCCCATCGTTGAAGTTTTTGATCATGGAATCGAACATGTTCTGGGTCAGTTCAAATTCGCCGTAACGTGGATCATTAAATCTGCCGGTTCGGGTAATCGTGACAACACTGCGTTTTGCGGCTCCGGTATCCACCTTGACCGCATCAGATAAGAGATGAATCACCCCTTGTGTTGTGGTTGCACCCAGTACCAAAACGCCAGAGGCTTTTAACAATTGTCTTTGATTCATTTCCTGTCCTTAAAACGAAAAAAGCCCCTGAAAGTTTCAGGGGCTCGGTCGCCAATTAAGGGCAGTTTGATAGAAAGAATGTTTCGTTGGGAGGGTTAAGCTAGCCGATAAGCTTTAAATCAGCCTTTCTACTCTTTTTCATCGACTCATAGTAATTCTCATGAGGCCCAACGTTTAAAAGATAGAGCTCCAGCTTATCTTCGACCCAAGAGTATCCAAGTAGCACCTCTTGTTTATCCATTTTGAACTTGTGTACCCATAAATGGGATAGATCCCCCTTTTTACGAGTGCCTATCTCTGGGTTGTCGATAATCTTATCAATCTCATCTTCCACCACTGCACATTGAGCTTCAGATAACTTGCTTATTTGTTTAGAAAAACGATTTGTTTCGTAAACATCAATCTGCTTTTCGTTTTGTTCGTCGCTCATAGCGTTTTACCTTACCGAGTTTTACTTCCTCGGAAGCCAAAAGCGATTCTTGTACAAAGCTATAAGGTAAGTCTGGGTTATCTGTCATTATTTTTCCGATTTTAGCCCAATACTCAATCTGCTTAGGCACAGAGCGCATTTCTGCTTCCGCATGAACCTTGACGTCAGACACAAAATCATCGTCTAGGCGAATACTTGTTGCCATAGCAATTCTCCTCTAGCTTTATCATTGCACTTAACGGGAAGCTTATTTGCTAAAATTAAGCGCACATCTATGACGCAAATTTGCTGCATCGCTTTATACAACCTAAAAACTTCATCAAGCTTAAATAATCGATTCCTCTTCAAAAGCAAATTGCTTTTAACCATGATCCGAATAAGACAAAGTAAATGACTGTATTTATTTAAAAAGTTTCTCTGTTTCTTTGTATTCTGATTAGACTCAATTGGCGTATCAACAACACAAGATATGCCAAGTATCCGCTCAATGTTTTCTAGCTGCTGCTCAAAATCAATCCTTCTTTTGGCAAGCTCTTCAAAACCAAAGTCAATAATTCTCATCCTCGCAAACATTAGCAACTCCCAAGCAAACTTCACTGTTTCTGCATACCAATAATGCAACAATTTGTCGCATAAAGCAACACATGGAGTAATGAATAGAAAGATAGGGCTAACTGTCCTGTCACCAGCAAACATTCGGTGTTAGGAAGAAGACGAACTGCACATTATCCAAAATCAAAGATGAAAATGCACTTTGATGCTTATAGCATTGAATAAACCGAAAAATCGAGATAATGATGCATGGATAGAGTTGATTTCACACTAGAGCAAAAACAGCAAATGCTTGTTGGTATTGATAGGTTTTTCAAGCGATACGGTAGCTACCCAATTGATGACCAAACCTATTCACTTATCGCTATGTGTCTTTGGGATAGCAAAGGATTTCAAGTTCCACCGCTCTACGATGATGCAGACATAACTCTAAATAACGACTTTGAAAGTAAATATCGCCTTATTAAAGCCGTAACTACATTGCGCTCGGGTGGGAAAAAACCTCTCGGATACGGAATTCTTTTAAACTTTTACTTCAATCTATTTCAAACAGTCATTTCAAGACTACAGCTACTCCATGAAGAGTTACCTGTAGCTATCAAACACGTTATCTCACCACTTTTCGTCGAAGATAAAGTACTTCGAGATTACATATATCAAGACTTCGATGGATTAGGAAATGGACTGACTAAAGTAGGAAAAATATACATTCATCCTCTTTGGTCCACTTATATGTTTCGTGAAGAAGTAGTTTTCGAAGATGAGTTGCTTCATTATCCCAAAGCCTGAATCATCAGGCTTTTTTTACCACTGGCACTTTCACCCAACGCTTGCAACGGCATAGCGCTTCCCCTTCTAGCAGCTTAATGCATCGAGAACGAATGATGCCTTCACTGTCGCAGATGCGATGGCCACATAGACACATCACTTCACTGACGCGCTGACCGTTATCCTGAGGCTGATGTTTTTTTACCGTATTCATTTTAAGCTCCTAGCGTTGGCTGGTTATTTCCAGTCCTACTTTTAACTGACGTAAGTATTATAAAGCTTGCTACGTGGAAAACAGGGGGCAAGTTATTCACAGGCTTGTAGTATCAATGCCTTTTCGTTTCAGCACTGGCTCTAGGTGCTTCCAAGGGGTCGCAATCATCCCTTGGGTTAAGTGGCCTTGTTGTAAAGCGGATACTTTCTTGTTATGCCCTAGCACCGCTTTCTGTGTCGCCTGGCTTTGGCTTTTCAGCCAATCAATTCGTGTTGTTGCGCCTGCTTTGTCTTCTTCCGTCACTTCATCAACAAACACCACTTGCTCATAACTCAAGGTATTAGGATGCGCTGGCCATGGGCTTTTGCCTCTGGGGTATACGCCACGGCCAAGGCCATAAAGATTGGCCGTGGCGTGCATATCGCAAATATCTCGCTTTGGATGGTTCGGGCTTAGCTTGAACTTCGTCCCCACCACAAACTCATCTTCAAAAGCCGAGTTCTGAAACGCCATGCCATAGGCTCGGTTAATCTCCGTTCTCATCACTCGCTTGATTTGGTGATACGGTGCACCTTGGTCTTCCATCAGTACATCACTGATTTTTTTATTGATGCCCGAACTGCTAGCCATATTCATTTGCTGAGCGAGCTCAGCTGGAACAGGCTGCATTCTCCTTTGATAGTCCTGCGCAGCTTCGGAGGCTGAATGTCCCAGGATGACGGCGCGTTCCACGGCGTTGGTTAGCTCTTGTTTAGCATTGCGATGAACACGCCATAGCCGCTCACTCAGTTGTAACCCATCTTTCTGCTGCATGGTTCGGGTTGCCAGAATGGCAGCATCAATCGACCCTGAAACCTTTGCAGCGGGAATACTGCTGCTGAACGTGTTTCCACCGTTTTTGGCCGCTTCGACAATATACCCTTCCACCATGCTCGATTGCTTTTGGTTCACTTGGTTGAGAATCTCCTCTATCTGCCTAGTGAGGGTATGTAACTGGGAAAGTCGAACTTGACCTAATTCATCGGCCGCGTGGCTAATCAGAAACTGGATTTCGACCAGTGCCGCCTGATAGAGATCGGCGAGTTCCTGCATGGCTTGCGCATCCAGCTCATTGGTAGCACGCTGCGCTGCCTGCATCGCTCGGCGAATAGTCGCTTTAACTTGTGTGCGTTGATTGTCTGCCATGAGTATTACCCGTTACTGATGGACGTTGCACTTTCACCTTTCGGCTGATTGTTTGGAGTGATGCTGACTTTGTGCTGCGGTTTATCGTCCTCATCATCGATGTCGTGGTTTTCTGGGTATGGGTCTTTACTGTTTGCCTCATCTTCACGCATGGCTTCTGCTCGTTGCACATCCACACCCGCCGCTTCCCAAGCCAGTTTTCTTGGCATACCCAATGCCTGATATTTAAGTGCCAAGTCTGCGCGTTGGTTTTTGCTATCGGTCATACGTTCAGCAAACTGGATTTGAAACTGGTGCGAATCAGGGTTGATGCCGGCTAATAACAGTTGCAGCTTAAAGCCATCTTCATAGGCATACGCCAGCGCATCTTGCAGGGCATCAATCTCTTCGTAGTAATCTCGTTTTAAATCTTCGAGAACGTCTCGAGCGAGATCGTCTACATAGCCAAACAACCCTTTAGGTGCAGGCGCTCCGGAAAAGAAGGCATCGATGAGCAGTGTGATATCGGCGATTTGCTCAAGGTTGGCATCACCACCGATGGCCGTGACACTCAGTTTGTTGCCGTAAAAGTCAGTGGCGATTTCTCCCGATTGTCCTTCCACTCGTTCACGGTATTCATCTAAAGCTTTGCTATCAGCTCCATCGAGCGAATGCGCTAGCTTTTGCGGTGCTCGAGTTCGCCGACGAATCACCAGATCCTCTTCTGTCATGATCAGCTTTTGCCAGATGGGCCTTGCGGCATCGAGATATGGGCGTCCCATGCAACCCATATCATCAAAGTTATCTGGGTCTAACCGACTTACGGTGAGCTGCCAGAGCGGGAAAGTACACAACTCTTCATAGGTCAGTGGGTCTACCTGACGAAATGCCTGTTTGACGTCTTTGAAACGTCCGGTTCGGTCCACAATGGGAATAATCGTTTCGGTCGGCATACGTACCGAACTTGTCACCTGACGCTGCTCGTTGACCACCCACTGCAGCGGTAAGTTGCCTTCTTTGGCCAAGCCTGCGGCATCGCTCATTAACTTCATGCGGTTGTTGAGCTGCAAGCGAAGCGTAAACTGTTGCCAAAGTTTGCTGATACGGACGCTTTCTTTACCAATCCAATGCAGTTTCAAACCGCCTTTGGTGGCATCACGCGCAATGCGGCGATGAATCTTCTTCACCCGAGGATCGACCTTGTCCATGTAACGCAGCATCACAATGGCGGCGCGTAAGTTTGGATCTATCTGCATTTGGTCATAAAGGTATTGCACTGAACGTTCAGGGTCTGCGATGTGGCCTTTTTCCGTCGTGACATGACCATGCAGATTACCGGAGGTATTAGGCGCGGAAGGGAGAGGCTTGTTTCTCAATATGGCCCAAATTTGGGATAACTTGCTCATCGTAGGTTCCTTAACAAGTTGAATGCGCCTGGTGCGCCTAATAGTTGTTCTCGAGTTTTGTGGTTGATGGTGATGATGCTCGGGACAGGTGCAGCCCCTTGGGTAACTAACGCCCAGTGGCTTGCCATGTGTGCATCAAATAGGTCATCGCCAATGGTTTTCTTCACCATCTGGTAGCTGCTGTAGCTGCCAGATTTAACCGGTGAGGGTTTGATGTTTTTTAACTGCCGTGGCAAGGCAACATAGTCTTCCAACTGTGGGTCTGATTCCCTGTCATCGACATACGGCAACACCATTTGTCTGTTGTGGTATGCGCTGCGCAGTGACTGCGCCATTTGATGTTTGGCCATGCCTTCAAATCGTAGCGGTGAGAATGCCCACTCTGGCCAAGTGGATGCGGTGCTTTCGCCGCCGCCAATAGTTCTGCGGTCAATTTGCGTTAGCCCTTCAGCAAAAAGATCATCGTTAACCTGCGTGATTAGGCCAATACCAAAGGCGTCACCAATCGCATAATCGGGGCGAAAGTAACGCCAGAACCCGACAAGGTCTTTGCGAATCACCCCTTCATCGGTTCCCGGGTGCCACGTTTTACAGAAGATCACGACAGACCAATTGCCCACCTGCTCTTCAATGACCAGTGACGAACGCGAAGAGGCAAGGTTCTCACCATGGCCCGTATGGTCATAACCCCAAGCGATAACGCCGCGCTTTTTGTACACCGCATAGGGCTCAGGTTCGGCAGGTTCTAAACCAATTTTGGCGCCAACTTGAATGGCGTAACGAATGTACTTTTCCCAGATGAGGTTTTTCGCCGCCACGTTGATACACAGCAACTGACGAATGTATTCATCCTCAGGCAGCTGCTTACGCATGGACATAATGAACTCTTCATTCAAAATACCCAGCTCTATGCCGAGGTAACAATCAACGGTAGGTAAGCAGTGATACTCGCCAGAATCAATCAAGCCGCTTAACGTGTCGGCGCCTTTGAATACTCCAGTGATGCGAATTTGTGGTTTGTTTATCGCAGTTTTACTCGCCCCCAAACGACGACTTGAACCCATCATCAATAAGAAACGGCCATAGAGACGATCGGCATCGAGGTCGTCCACTTCTTCCAATGACGCCCAAGTCAAATCGCCACCGTCGACGTTGGCCATGATGCCGTAAGCTCGTGCTTTGGATCGGTTTGCAAACTCATAGTAGGTATCGGCCAGCTGCTTGCGACCTGACTTGTAAGCGATGAAACCACTCAAGATATCGGAACGACGAATGGCATCCAGATGATAACCGAGGTTCACCAGTGACTGTGCTTCTCTGGGCGCGACGATACCGCCTTCTTGATCCCCATTGATGGCATTCCAGTTGAGAAAGTACATCTCTTTTACGGCTGTTTTACCTGTCCTGCGGCAACTGAAATCAACCGTGTTCTGATGGATATCCATCTCTTCCATTTTGAGCAGTTGAACAGGGTCCAACTCGACATTGTGAACGTGTTTGTGCCACATGCCGTGGTTATCTGCGTAACGCATGATCTCTTTTTGCGCTCGACTCTGAATTTCGACGCGCTCTTTCGCGCTAATGCGGTCAGCCACGATCGACTTCTCCATCGATGTAGTCGCCATCCTCAGCGCCGTGTTCCTGGCTGTGCTCAATGAGGATGTCGTCATTACGGATACGCTGACGAGAGCGCGCAATCATTTCTCGCAGGCCCGACATCTGCTCTTTCATCTGCTTCTGATATTCCAGTGCAGATTCACGCTCATCCTCTTGCTCCTGCATCCGGCCCAACTCCAAACCGTGGTCAGTTTGAATTTTCGGCGTCATGTTGAGATCGGACATCGAGAGATTGTTTTTGCTCAGCATCTCGAGCATAGGTTTTAGCAGTGGGTGTGCTTTGACCTCTTCAATGATTGTCTTTTCTCCACGGTCATTAGTGTACTGACCGATGTGAAAACCTCCTTCTTTGTCGAAGTCATACACTGGATTACGCAAGGCAACACCATCAGCAACAATGGTTTGCATCATGTCTTGAAAGATAGCCGCCATGTTTGCCTGATTGATGGCGTGCAGTTCGGTGAGCTTGCTCGGGTCGTTGGACTGAAACGCAATAAGGTGCTGCATCATTAGTTCTGTTCGTTTGATACAGGCTGGCTGAGTCGCGCAATACGTTTGGTCGACATCACAAGTGGCACACTGCGGATACTTGCCAGGGCGAGCGGGGAAAAACAAGGCGGTTCTCGCCGTTGCTCCGTGCTTCAGGGCATTGAATCGGCTCAGCGCTCTGTCAGTCACAGCCTGAAGATTAGCTGATGATCGCGCCTTACCTTCCGCTGTTTTTGGGCCTGTTGAAGCCAATACCGCACAAAACTGGCCAACTTCCCAAGGCACTTGCTGCACCTCTCGCTGACAGCCATCACACACCGCAAAATATCGGAATGGGTGGGCACGATGGGGCTCATCTTCAATGCGCGTTGGTTCGCTTTTGAAGGTGTATTCGCAGGAATTGCACTTGAATGTAACCATGGATTTAGGCTGATTATTCTGTTTCATAACGCCATTTCGCCCGATTTTGTTTCTTGAAAGGAGGGAGTCATTTCCGCTAGCAGCTTAGAAGCAAGGTTGATTAGGGTGAGAGAGGCAGATTGCCCAGTCCAGAGTAACAAGTGGTGCGAAACTTTATCTTTTGGCATGCCTGCGGCCAAAAGGTTGAACATCAGCACGCGCTTCAAATGTTTGTTCCAGAAATTGAAGCTCGGCACGTAAATGCGCAGGGTCCGGCGCCCAGGGTGATAAGCCGCTTGATAAAGCGTTTGCCAAATATACCGATACTGCTCGGTTGTCGTCGTGTAATAGACCTCAAACCAGGACTTAGATAGGCGTTGAGCATCTAGCCACAGTTCAAAGTCGTCATCAGACATTTCGAGGTGGTCACTACTCATGCGCGCAACATTGATTCTTAGTCGATGTCCAGTGCGTAGGGTTTCCAGGCCTCGCCAAAGCTCTAAAAACTTCAGCGCTCCGAGATGGCGTTGTATCTCGGCCCAATGCTCAGGCAATGCTAAGCATGCGAAGGCTTTTTCAAGCTCAGGCGCACTTAGTGAGAGTTCTAATTTGGTGCAGTTTTCTAGGTACCGACCCCCCTCTGCAAGCAGGGGGATATCTCTATGCCGAGCCCCCACCCCTTGAGCGGTAACCTGGTGATTTTTGAGTACATCGAGATATTTTGAGATTGAGCTGCACATTCCCTAATCCTTCATGAAAACTGAATCCAGTAAACACAAAGGCTCGGGCACCACAGTAAACTGATGAGCTGCACAATCTGTCAGTATGTGCAGCTAGTGATATGTATCACATTGACGGTTTTGGTCGTTTCGAAAGCGAGTTCTCAAAGCTCCCGCAATCGTCCGCTAACATCCAGTATACCTGAGTTTAGAAAATAAGTTAAAGACAGGTTATATCAGTTCTAAGACGTTAAAGTGCAATAAGGAAGTCTGTGTAAAGCTCCCAAATATTCTAAAATTGAATTGGTACCAACTAAACAAAGCGTCAACAATTTCAAGGAAAGACAGATGGATGAAGAAGATGATAATAAGGATGGCGTTTGTCATGAATGTGGAGGAACAGGGAGAGGGAAAACGAAAGCACGCGAACACCAATAATGGGTCGATGATGGGTTTAACTTATAACTTCCTACAGTGTCAGCACTGTAAGGGGCAGGTGTTGACCCCACCTGATAGAACTCAGGGGAGTAATTAGACTGTCATACTCGATCTTACACATCCATTGATTAGTTGCGACTAGACCGCTCAGTCGGTTTGCTGGAATCATCAACTCGCAATTGGACAAAACTTTGCCAGAGTACTTGCTAATTTAGTAAATCATGAATAACTTCAAGTATTGAAAAATTGCTTAAGATAACTGCATAGTATTGCAATTCCAGACCACTCAAATGTATAAGTAAGAAAAATACTAATCAATTATCGTCAAAACTTATGCCCCTTCTTTCTAAAGCAAATGAACATTGTAGCCCGAAGGTAGCTTGAACTTGAGGAGTATGCCTTAAAAATCCTGCCTGAAATCCTCGAAAAGTTGGACATATATCATCACCTGGATTCAGCTTAATTAGTTCTACTGTTAAACAATCACGCTGTGCATTAGCAGATGAGCGTACACGTACGTCTTGACTCTTTAAGTCGTTAAGCACTCTAGTATTAAAAGCTTGGAAGTCCTCATCACATTCTGCAGCGCTAATGTATGTTGAAAATAAAGAACTGGTTAAAACTAACGTAAAAAACACTTTAGTTGATAAACCATTGAGCTTCAT